CGATACACCACACCAAAGGTCGTGGTCACTATTACCTTGATAAATCCACCTGGATACCCCTTTGCCTGGCGTGTCATGAAGCGGTTCATAACATGAGTGCTGAAGAAGCTATATCTCTGGGTTTAAAATCAACTAGATATTAATGTGTTTTTTGTCATATGTAAATTTTGTCACTATATTATAGTGAAAACTATGGAAACAAAAAAATATTACACTTATATCCACATTAGACCTGACACACAGGAAGTATTCTACGTTGGTGTAGGTTCTGATTTTGAAGGTCGCTATGCTAGAGCTTATGAATTTGGCCCTGGTAAACGCAACAAGCTTTGGTGCAAAATCTGGTTAAAAAATCAAAAACAAGTGATTGTAAGAATCGTCAATGTTTTTGATAATGTAGAGGATTGTTTATCTGAAGAAGTTTACCTGATCAAACATTATGGACGCATGAGTAATCAAACAGGCAAGCTCACCAATATATCTCAAGGTGGTGATAGAAAAGCTGGAGATCCTCAAAAAGTTTCTCAATTTTCTAAAAGCGGTCAGTACATCACAACACATGATAACATTTTCATGGCAAGCAAATGCACTGATACGTCTGTAAAAACAATTTATGCTGCCATATCAAAAAACAGACCTGCAAATGGCTTTTTTTGGAAGTTTTGCAATAGTGCTGAGGACGAAAAGTCAATCAGTGTTGTTTTAAAAACACGCCGTGCTAAAAAAGTTTTTGCTTTTACAACAGAATGTGAGTGTGTAAAACAATTTCCTTCTGTGCACTCTGCAGGGGTAGAACTTGCGGTAAGTCCTGCTTCAATTTTTAAAAATTTAGCAGGTAAAAGACCAACTGCAGGTGGCTACATTTGGACCTATGACAAAAATGATTGTAAAAAACCTCAGTCAAATAAAAAAACTGTCTTTCAATATGACATGAATGGCAATCTAATAAGGCAATTTGATAGCCTAAGTGATGTCGTTAAGACCTTAGGCTTGTCTAGCAGTACTGCCATAAGAAACTGCTTTACAGGAAAGCAAAACCAAGCTTATGGTTACGTATGGAAAGAATCCAGAGAAATGTTTCTCTCTGACACAAAACATTAATCCTAAAAACAACAGAAGATGAGTACATCACCAGGACCTTATGGGTCATTACACTTAGGCTATGGCAGTTTTGGCCAGGCCTTAGCAGCAATTAAAGATGGTCACCGTGTAGCACGTGCTGGCTGGAATGGTAAAGGAATGTGGATTGCATATTCCCCAGGCTCTGAAGCTTTACCTGCATCAGGTTTCTGGAGTCCCGCAAACAAGAAGTTTGCTGAAGAAAACGGTGGTAGTGCAGAAGTACTTCCATGTATCACATTTAAAACAGCTGACAATAAGATCCTTATGGGATGGCTTGCCTCTCAGACAGACATGTTAGCAAACGACTGGACACTCATTGACTAAACTTAAAGACATGAAAAAGTTCATTGGCTATCACATCCTGGGCGCTGGTTCATTTGAAGAGGCCCAGGCAGAAAAAGGTTTGCTCTTATGGAGTAAGGTAAAACCTTCCGGTATCAAACGTTTCTTTAACCGCGTGCTTCTTGGCATCTACTGGGTAGATAAAGAGCGCCTGTTTGAAGAAAAGGGTAAAACCACCCAAAGTACAAACAGTGACGTGGAGATGCTACGTCTTAAAAAAGCCAAACATGGAAAAGACAACCACGTCAAAGCGTGAGTTGATACAGCAAACTGCCCTAGACGCAACCGCTTCTGTATTCAGAACTGGCTTGGGCATCTCAATGGGGGTTGGTAAAACCCTCATTGGTTTGCGTCACATGGCCAGAGAGTATGCAGAAGGTAAACGAAAGTTCCTGGTGGTTGCTCCAAAGAAAGCCATATTTAAAAGCTGGCAGGATGATGCTCATAAATTTGAGATGTCACACCTACTGGACTGTATCACATTCACTACCTACTTGTCACTGGGAAAACAAAGCATAGAATATGATGTCATCTACCTGGATGAGTGTCACAGCTTGTTGTATTCCCATGACTTTTATTTGTCTATGTACTCAGGTAAGATCCTGGGACTAACAGGTACCCCACCCCGCTTTAGAAATTCTGAGAAGGGTGAGATGGTCTATAAGTACTGTCCTATAGGGTACACCTACATCACTGACGATGCCGTGGATGATCAGATCCTCAATGACTACAAGATCATTGTTCACCAGATCCCACTGTCTGAGACGAAGACTCATAAGGTAAAACGCAAAAATGGAGGATTCTTCATGACCTCTGAGCGGGAGAACTATAAGTACTGGTCTGAGAAGATTGTTACCACTTTCAATTTCAAGCAGCAGCAAATGATGCGGATCATGCGGATGCAGGCTCTTATGAGCTTTGAGTCTAAAGAGAAGTACGCAAAGTCCCTGCTGGGTATGATTGGTGAGAAATGCATTGTGTTTTGTAATAACACAGAACAGGCTGACCGGGTGTGTGAGCACAGTTACCATAGTAAGAACAAAGACAGTGAAGCAAACCTTGAGGCGTTTAAAGCTGGAGAGATTGAAGAACTGTCCTGTGTACAGCAGCTCAATGAAGGTGTAAACATTCCTGATTTAAAGTTTGGGATCATCCTGCATTCCTACAGCAACGAGCGCAAAAGCTCTCAGCGTATTGGACGTCTATTGCGTTTGAACCCTGATGAAAAAGCTATAGTGCATGTGCTTGTGTATAAGAATACAGTAGATGAAGAGTGGGTCCAAGACGCACTGCGTGATCTGGATCCTGAGAAGATTGTTTATGTTGAACCAATGGTATAGTCATGCACAATACAACAGTAAACTTTATCAAGAAAGACGGGCAGCTAATACCAGCATCTGAGGGTGATGCTGCTAAGTTTAAACTTTACGCAATGAGTGTAAAGGAAGGAGACAGTGTAGAAGTTTACATGTCTTTGCTTCAGAATAATGACAAAACTCTTGGTCAGTTGGCCAAGGTCCATGCGCTGGTGCGCGAACTTTCCAACTTTACAGGTCACACTTTTGATGAAATGAAAGCTGAGATAAAAGAAAGAGCGGGGCTGTATGTTATAACAGGCACCCGCCCTAGCGATCGTCAGTACAAAAGTTTTGCTGAATGCAGTAAAGATGAGATCTCCCGTGCTATTGAGACCTGTATTGAAATAGGTCACATGCTGGGATGCAATCTCTACTGATCTTCTTTCAACATTTCTTGGGCCTCTGTAATGCTTACCATTTTAGTAAACCCTTTGTCTTTTGCTTTTTGCTCAAACTCTCTGCAGAGAATAAGCAGTGTCTCGTAATGGGACACCCATTGTTCTGTGATAGTTTGGGTACTGATTTGTTCATGTGCTTTAGAGATATCCTCTGCGGATTTCCCATCAAGCAAGAACGTCAACAAGTGCTGGATCTTTTGATAGTACCCAGTACTCATTGGAATTTCCACGACAGCCTCTGGAACAATAAGTTCAATTTGTTCTGCAGTGCCGTTGTTGTCTAAGGTGTTTTCACTCATGGCTTGTATTATTGGTCTACAAATTTAACAGTTCTAAACAAGTTCTACAAAGTAATTATGGAAAAAGTTCAAACACCAAATATTGATATAAATCAGGCAGTCCAAAAATTACAGGATATGCTGCGTGATTCTGGATGGCAGTCTTTGTTGAAGTCTTTTATGGTTTCTGAAGATTTTTCTCAAACAATAACATCACTGGCTGGCCAAGTCAGTGATGGTAAAAGATTTACTCCACCGCTAAAACAAGTGTTCCGCGCCTTTCAGGAATGCCCTGTAAAGGACATCAAGGTTGTTGTGATTGGCCAGGATCCTTATCCTCAAATGGGTGTAGCAGATGGTCTTGCTTTTAGCTGTGGTAACACCGGTAAAAGAGAGGCTTCTTTACGCTATATCCACAAGGCTATTGCCAGCACTGTTTACGCTGGGGAAAAGAAAGATTTTCAGGACCTAAATCCTGATCTTACGCCATGGGCTAACCAGGGTGTACTCTTGCTTAACACTTCGTTGACAACTGAGATTGGCAAGATTGGAAAACACTTTGATCTATGGAAGGCGTTTACAGCCTTTGTGATTGATATCCTGAGCAACTATGAAGAACCACTAGTGTGGGTATTCCTTGGTAAAAAAGCACAGGAGTATGCTGATCTTGTCAATGACAAGCACGTTCAACTTTTTGCATCGCATCCCGCGTCTGCTGCCTACAGTGGCCAGCAAGTCTGGGATTGCAATGATGTATTCAACCAGGTGAATGACCACCTGACTGCTATGGGCAAAGCGCCAATAGCCTGGTAGAGCTGACCTCTACAAAAAGTCCAGTAAAAGATATGAAGTTCTACAAAATCTTTGTATCTTTACAGTCCTCATTTCACTTTCCTATGACAGAACCAACCCCTTCAGCAGGCCCAAAATGGTCTGCTAAAAACGCAGAAGATATGGCAAGTTCAGCACTTAGTGGTGCTGCTGGTAAAAAGCCCTGGAAGCGTTATGGAGATATCATGCAGGAATCCCTGGTGTATCTCAAACGCAGAGCGGTAGGTGAAGTTAAATCCCTCAGAACACAATGGCCCAGCTTTAACTCTATTGGCCTTAACGGTATAGAGTGGCAGTCCCTGTATGTGATTGCAGCAAGACCGGGTGTTGGTAAGACTTTGATCTCAGCTTCCCTTACCAGGGAATTACAGACCATCAACAATGACCAGGATTTTGCCGTCCTGCATTTTCAGTTTGAAATGCTTGGGCGCAACATGGCCATTCGCGAATTCTCTGCAGCTGCTAACCTGAACATTAGGTATATGCAGTCCGCTCAGGATGACGGTCTCCCTCCCCTACAGGCAGAACACCTGGAAAAGCTAAAGCAGTATGCTGATAAACAGCATGTCCGCCAGGAGTTCATTGTTGACAAAGCCATGAATGTGGCTCAAATGAGGGACGTGATCATAAACTTCCAGCGGGAAGTTGGTAAACCAGTAGTTATCACGTTAGACCACACGTTATTGGTCCAGCAGAATGCTTCTGAGACCAACAGGCAGCAAACGCTGCAGAACCTGGCAACCATGATGACAGAGATGAAGAACAAATTGCCGGTGACTTTCATTGTGCTGACACAGCTGAATCGTGACATAGATGACGCAGAACGTCAGCGCCCAGGTCAGTTGAGCAATTATCCTACAGAAGCAGACGTATTTGGTAGTGACTACCTCTTACAATGTGCAGACGTGATGATTGCCTACAACAGACCGGCAAAGTACAACCTCGCCTTGTATGGTCCTCAACGGTATGAGATCAATGATAAATACCTGCTGGCCATGCACGTCATCAAGAACCGTTTTGGTGAACCTTCTATCCAATGGTACCGGGCTCAGTATGAGACCATGTCTGTGATAGAAGCGCCAACACCAAGGATGATTCCTAAAAAGTAAAAATCTCAAATCGCTAGACCATGAGTACAACCGCAGAAAAGCCAAAGAAGCATATCTCAGAGATCACCTCTGAGTTCAAGCCTTTTTGGCAACCGTTATTCGACAACATGGGTGTGAACAACCCAACCTTTGGAGCCAAGCTTGGCTACCTGGGTAAAGAGTTCATGGAAGGAGGAAAGAGAGTACCTGCCGTGCGTTTCTTTCCAAATGAATTATCCAGTGGTAATGACTACTACCTGGAGCTTTATGACTGGGACCAGAATTTTTATCATGCTGAAGCGCGTGTACTATACCGCCTGGCATTTGATCCTGACTGGAAAAACCAGACTGACAAATATGTGGAGGTGCCTTCAGACAAACTGCCGGTACCAACTTACGCTGTAAAGATCAGCGACCTGGAGATAGTTAATACTACTCCTGCAACTGCTAAGTATCCAGAAATGGCAGCTGAAAAAGGACTGATTCCTGAACTACCTGGATTATTTGAAGAAGAGGAAGAGGACCTCTTTTCAGAGAAAGAAGATGATCACTACACAAAGATGACAGTGCGTGATCTCTACTGCATTATGCAGAACGTTCCTCTAAGCAACAAGAAATGGTTAAACACTTTAATTAACAAAGGACGAGAATGGAAGAAATAAAAGATCCAGCAACAGGGGTAACCCTTCCTACAAATGTGGTGAAGGCAATTACCAAGTCTCCAAAGAACATGATCATCTTTTCCAAGCCAAAAGTGGGTAAGACTACCCTGCTTGCGACATTGGACAACTGCTTGATCATTGACCTGGAGTCAGGAACAGATTACGTGGATGCCTTAAAGATCAAGGCTACCAACGTAGGTGAATTGGCAAACATTGCAAGAGCAATTACCAACTCAGGAAAACCTTACAAGTACGTGGCTATTGATACTATCACAGCCCTGGAAGAGATGTGTATTCCTTATGCGGAGCAGCTTTATGCAAACAGCCCTATGGGTAACAAATGGTTTACACCAGGTGGTGGTAAAGAGAAGCACGGGACTATCCTCAACCTTCCTAACGGTGCAGGCTATGCATGGTTAAGAAATGCTTTTGAGAACATGATTGGCATGCTCAAACCACTTGCTCCTCATGTGATCTTTGTAGGTCACGTCAAGGACACTTTACTGGAAAAGAATGGTGCAGAGTTCAACTCTATGGACCTTGACCTTACCGGTAAACTCAAGCGCATGACGGCTTCAGGTTCTGACGCTATTGGCTACCTGTACCGCAAAGGCAACAAGAATATCCTCAGCTTTAAAACATCTGATGAGATTTCTTGTGGTGCTCGTCCTGAGCATTTACGCAACAAGGAGATCGTGGTCTCTGAGCTTGCAGAAGACGGAACAGTGACTACTCACTGGGATGAGGTCTTCATTGACTAAGTAACTATTTCAAAAACAACACAAATTAAAAAGTATGTTTAATTCTAAAAATTTCAACCCAAGCGCAGGCAGCAGCATGCCTAAGATCATGAACCCAGGTACTCACTATGCACGCATCGTTGACATGCGCCTGGATGCTCCACCATACAAAGCTGACAGCTACTTTGTAGTTCTTCAGTTGGAAGGTGTTGACCAGGGTGACAGCTTTGTTGGTTTACCTATTGACAAGACTAACCCAAGCCTTGGAAACTACCGTGGCCAGATTGCTAACGTGCGTTCTGGACGTTATTCGTTTTCTGACTACACCTATGACGGTCGCCAGATTACACGTGATGAGCAGATCTTCCGCTGGGTGAACAACCTGGCTAAGCAAATGGGTGTTCTTGAGAAAATGAATGCTGACAACGTAGAAGCTGAGACCATTGAAGACTACGTGGCTATTGTACGCCGTTACCTGGTGAACCCAGAGCTTTGGGGTTACTTCACTATTGGTGGCCAGGAGTATTATACTGAAGGGTATGATCGTCCAAATTACCGTTTGATGTTCCCTAAACCAGAAGGTAAGTTGTTCCCGTTCTCTGCATTAGAGGATGAAGACCGCAAGCCTGCTAACCTTATTGCTTATGATGCTGCTAAGCACATCATTGCTGCCAAACAAGATGAGCCTGCAGAAGCAGTAGCTGGATTTGGAGGCCAGGCAATGCCGGGTTTTGGTTCAATGCCGTCTACAGCACAACCAAGTTCAGCAACAAACCCAATGGATTTACTTGGAGGTAGTACACCATCTGCACCAGGTATTTTAGACCTACCATAAACCAACACACAAGAATCAGGGGGTGGCTCAGGTCATCCCCTTTTTTTTGTCTTCAATGGATGAGATATGTTTTCAAGCAGAAATTTTATAGACAACGTACATGACATTCCCTCCGCCTGGATATTTGAAAACTATCTTGGTCTGTCTCAGCCATTGACTGGTCAAAGCGTAAGGATAAAATCTTTATTCAACCCGCATGACAAGACCCCATCTATGTATCTCTATTACAACAGGGACACTGGTGCCTACCGCTACAAGTGTTTCAGCACAGGTAAAGGAGGTACAGCAGTGGATCTGATGATGCATATGTGGACAATGAACTTTGCAGATACGTCTGCACGGTTAATGCAAGACTACGCAGATTACCGCAAGAGTGGTAAGATGTGTGAGACGAAGATTGTGGAACATGCCAAGTGGAAGGTCAGTGACTATGAGACAAGAATGTGGACCAGGTCTGATGCAGAATTCTGGTCTGCCTATAATATCAGCAGTGACTTGCTGGAACTGTACAATGTGCGTCCGCTGGACCGCTATTACATGACAAAGAATGAGGCTGGAGAGTCTGAGGAATTTGTGGTGGCCGGGAAGCACATCTATGGCTATTTCACCAAAGAAGGCCAGCTGTACAAGATCTACCAACCTAAGAACAAACGTCAAAAGTTCATCAAGATCTGTGACTATATTCAGGGTGAAGACCAGCTAGAGTACAAACAACCTACGCTGATCATAGCTTCTTCCCTGAAAGACTGTCTGACAATCCGTTCTATGGGTCTCAGAGTAGAGGTGATCGCACCTGACAGTGAGAACACCATGCTTTCTGAGCAGTTCATAGATGAGATGAAGCAAATATTTGACAACATTGTCACTTTATTTGACAGTGATGATGCCGGTGTAAGAGCTATGAAGGAGTACTATAACAAGTACCGCCTTCCTTTCTGTTACATCCCTCTGGAAAAGGATATCAGTGATATTGCCAAACATCATGGTATCCAGCGTGCTATGCAGGAACTGGTCCCCGTCCTCCACAGACAGATGGCCAAATACGATTCTCTGCAAAATCCTAACAACAAGCACGTGATTTTGTAGAACTTTATGTAAATTTGTAGAACTCACTTTTTACATCTGTCCTATGAATCCCTGGATGCTCCAGAAAAAGGTCATTCGCTCAGTCGAAGACCTGCCCAACCATGAAGAGATCATTGGTTTTGTCTACCGCATTACCAACCTGAAGACTGGTAAATTTTACATTGGCAAAAAGAGTCTTTACCATGAGCGTAAGACTCGCATCTCCAAGAAGGAGAAAGCAGAAACAGGATCCCGCAAAACCTTTAAAAAGGTAGTCAAGGAATCAGACTGGATGACCTACCATGGTTCATCCATAGATCTGAAAGCTGACGTTGCCAGAATGGGTCCTGAAAATTTCAAACGAGAAATCCTGGAACTCTGCTGTACCAAAAAGTACTTGAACTATTGCGAGCTGGCACACCAGGTCAAGCATGACGTGCTGACCTCAAACAGCTACAATGGGAACATACTTGGCCGGTACTATGGCAGAGATATGGATAACTGTAAATGTTAACTATGACACCACCAAAGTTTATCACGCCCGCGCCATTTTCTGAGCGCATGAGCAAAGAAGAGGAGTTTTTCTCCAAACCCTTTGTGATGTCCTATTCAGGATTGAACCGCCTGTTGTTCAGTCCTACCTTGTTTTACAATCATTACATCCTTGGACAACGTGAGGATGTACAAGACCGCAACATGACAGAAGGCAAACTTCTGCACTGCCTGTTGCTAAAGCCTGAAGACTTTGACAAAGAATTTATTCTGAGTGCAAAAGATGTTCCCAGTGATAATCCACGCACTCTGTTACACCGCTTGCTTGACCACTACAAAGCTATAAAAGCTGAAGATGGTACAGCCCGCGAGGATTTGCAAGAGTATGGCAGTGCCATTCTTGACATTCTTGCAGACATGAACCTATACCAGTCACTAAAGACTGACGCACAGCGACTTGAAAAGATCATCAATGAGAAACATGTTTCTTACTGGGAGTACATCAAGAATGCTGAAGGCCGTACTGTGATTGACCACGAAACCTATGACTTTGCTAACCAGGTGGTAGACCGTATCAAGTCCAACCCTGTGGTGATGGATGTTATGGGTTTCTTTGGAACCATGGTCAATGGTGTATCTCACCAAAATGAAATAGAGTTAGTGACCTTCCCAGAAGACCTTCCATTTGGTCTACGCGGGTTCCTTGACAACCTGGTATTTGACCAGGACAAAAAGGAGATCCGGGTCAATGACCTGAAGAAGACGTCCAAGGACATCAACTCCTTTCCTGACAGTATTGAGTTTTACCGCTACTGGTTACAGGGCGCTATCTACCACAAACTGGTCAGTGCTGTCTATTTATCCCAACCACAATTCAAAGACTACAAGATTGTGTTTCGCTTTGTTGTAGTAGATCCTTATCAGCAGATTGCACCTATCCGCATCTCTGATGAGACCATGGAGAAGTGGCTGGAGATGACAGATAAAAAGCTGGAGGAAGCAAAGTATCACTTTGACAACCGCCAGTTTGACCTGCCCTATGAGTTTCTAATTAACAACGAGGTAGTATTATGATCATCAAAGAGATTTACAGGAAGTATTTCCAAAAGTCCTCTACGTTTCTTTATCCACTGCTCGGTTTCAAGAAAGGAAAACACCCAAAGCCAGTACAGACTTACGTGTGCTGGCCAGGGTTTCCTGAACATGCTTCTGAGAACAAGTTGTTCTGTGTTTACAAACGCAAGGACACTGTTGAATGGGCACAGTTTGAACGTGACTATTTGATCACCCATAAGATGCTCCATACCACTGTAGCATTGGATGATGACCAGATCATGTATGTTTTTGACATGACCCCAGTGGCTGAAGACTTCAAAGCCTTTATGAATGGGAAATACTCACAGTTTTCCCAAGGCAGCAGAAAGATCCTGATGGATTACTATGGTGTACACACACCAGAATGGGTCTACATAGAATCATATCTGTTCCCTGACAAATATTTCAAGCAATACGCACAGATCCTTGACGTGGAGGAGTCTTTCCTCAAGCACGTTGGCGAGCTCTGTGACCGCTATGATACTGCAAGAGAGACTTGCACCCTTCCTGTACCACAGGATTTTACAGTTGTTTAACCCTATAAAAACCACAACATGAGTGAAAAAACAATGATGATGTATTCATCAGACTGGCAAGGCCAGAGAAGTTTCCGCATGCTCCCTGTGTCTGAGAGCTGCCCGTTTAACGAGGTGATCTTTGATCCAACACAGCGTGTGCTTGCTATTATCAGCAAGGATCAAAAGGAGAAACCACAGATGCTGCCAAAGCTTAACGGTAATGGTCAGATGATTGCCATCAAAGGTATCAAGAATGATCCTAGCGATCCTTACCAGGCTACTTACGTAGAAGAGCGTCAGATGATGAAAGCTTACTACGAGTATTACCTTGATCAGTTTGAGGACATTGACAAATTCATTGACATGTTTGCTGTCAACCCTGATCATTCTGCCAGACCAATAGCACTTCAAGCATTTAGAACTGACTCTGAAAAACCTGAATAATGGAGCAACGCAAATTCTGGATAATGGACCTGGAAACCATTTCCAATTGCTTTATTGCCTGTTTTGCAGATTATGCAACAGATGAGCAGCGCGTTTTTGTGGTCAACCGTGACCGCAATGACATGCCTGAGTTCATTGCATTTCTGTTAGAGCACCAGGCTAACAGGCATTGGCATTTGGGTTACAACAACCTGGCATTTGACGCTCAGATCATTGAGTCTATTTTGGCACATCAGGACAACTTCTATGGTCTTTCTTCAGATGAAATCACTGCCGCCATCTATGCTTACGCTCAAAGCGTGATCAACAAGAGTGACCGCAGTGAGTTCCTGGACTATCCGGAATTTAAGCTGACCATCCCTGCACTTGATATATTCAAGCTGAACCACTGGGACAGTAACGCAAAACGCACCTCACTCAAGTGGGTCCAGTTCTCCATGGACTGGTTCAACGTAGAGGAGATGCCTCACCCTCACTATGAACCTGTGCTGGATGACGCGACACTGGAAATGGTGGTAAAGTATTGTATCAATGACGTAGCTAGTACCAAGCAGATCTTCACTATGAGGAATGCTAAGGGTGAGCAGATCATGGCCTCACAGATCAACCTGCGGTCAGAGCTGTCTCAGACCTACGGACTAACGTTGTACAGTGCCAGTGAGCCCCGGATCTCCAAGGAGATGTTTCTTCACTTCCTTTCTGAGAAGTTAGGTTGGGATAAGAAAATGCTGAAGGACCTGCGCACTGTGCGACCTTACGTCACTATCAGGGATATCATCCTCCCTTATGTGAAGTTTGAAACACCTGAGTTTCAGGGAGTATTCAACTGGTTTAAGAACCAGGTAGTGGATACTGCCATCCTGGACAAAGGTGAAGAAGAGCAGAAGAAAAGCGGACCCAAGTACAGAATGATGCACAAAGGTGTTCCTACAGACTATGGTCTGGGTGGACTCCACGGCTGTATTCGTTCTGGCATTTATGAAGCTGGCAATGGTAAGAAGATCATGAGCGCGGACGTTACCTCGTTCTATCCTAACCTGGCTATCAGAAATGAATGGGCACCCGCACAGCTTCCTAAGCGTGAATTCTGTGAACTGTATGAATGGTTCTTTGAGGAGCGCAAGAAGTATCCTAAAAGTTCACCACTGAACTACCTGTTCAAGATCATCCTGAATTCTACTTATGGACTAAGTAAGTCCAGGTTCTCTTTCTTGTATGATCCTGAACTGACCTTTCGTATCACAGTCAATGGCCAGCTGCTGCTAAGCATGCTTTATGAGATGCTTTCTACCAGGATACCTGGAGCACAGCCACTGATGCAGAACACGGATGGTCTGGAGTTTTTGATTGATGAGGAGTATGAAGAACTGTTCTATCAGATCTGCAAGGAGTGGGAAGAAATGACCACGCTGCAACTGGAGACAGTGGAATATTCCAAGATGATCATTGGTGATGTGAACAATTACATTGCCATTTATACTGATGGCAAAACCAAGTGCAAAGGCCGCTTTGAATTTGAGGAGCTGCCACTGCATAAGAACAAGTCAATGCTGATCGTACCTAAAGCATGGTACGCATATTTTGTCAAGGGCACAGACCCTGCAGAATTCCTGGCACAGAACAGAGACATCAAGGATTACCTGATTGGCGCTAAGCTAAAAGGTAACTGGTACTTTGAGGAACGTGGCGTAGAAGACGGCGCGTATGTATCCAAGAAGCTCCAGAAAATGGTGCGTTATTATGTTTCTGGCAAAGGAATTAAGATCATCAAATGTAACCCTGATGGCAGGGAGATCCAGCTGGAGAGTGGGCCACACCTTCAGACCATATTCAACCGCATGGAGGAAAAGCCATGGGAAGAATACAACGTAGATGAAAAATACTACCTGGACAAGATTTACAATGAGATCAAGAAAATAGAAAAGGACTCTGACGTCTTACCGTTTCATCAACAAGATAATCAACTATCACTTTTTTAATTATGAAAAGAACAGTCACCGGCATACCAGCGTATGCCAAAATGTTAAGTGCAGAGTTACCTGCAAAGACTGACACCTATACGCCAATTGCTCACACTGCTGTGATCAATCGCGTGCGCGCAGAAATCACCAGTGCTGGCTATGTCATCACAGGTGAAGAATTTCGTTGCTCTAATGACGGGCAAGTGGCACTTGGAACCTTCCGTATGAACTACAAAGCGGATCCAGATATTGAGCTTTCAGCCAACTTCATGAACTCTTATAACAAGCAGCATGCTTTCAGGTTCAACCTGGGCGGGCTTGTCAAAGTATGCATGAATGGTATGATGCTTAACAACAACAAGTTTGGATCTTTCAAACGCGTGCACAAGGGTGCAGCGGATATCCTGGCTGAAGGCAAGATTTCAGAGTTCATCAAAGACTCTGAAGTGTACTGGTCCCACCTGGTTGACCATAAAGACCAGCTTAAAAAGATCCTTCTGACAACTACAGCTCAGCATGATTTGCTAGGTGAGTTGTTCTTCCGCCATAAGATCCTGAACACTATGCAGTTAAACACCATCCGCTCTGAGATGGAAAAACCAAGTTTTGACTACAAGGTGGATAGTGACTCTGCATGGGCATTGTACAACCATATCACCCTTGCTCTAAAAGATTCCCATCCGTCTACATGGATTGAGGACCAGATGAAAGTGCATGATGTGTTTGACACCATGTTTGGACTTGGTGAGGAAGACATTCTTTACAGTGAAGAGGAAGAGCGAGTCGCAGAAGTAGAAGAGGTAATTCCATTTTAGTATGAACAGCAGTAAGGGGGAGATCCGTCTCCCCTGCTCTGCATTTTTAAAGAACTATGAACACAAATCTTATAGGAATTAGTGGTAAGATTGGTAGCGGCAAAGACACAATGGCTGAGATAATCAAGCATCTTTGTTCAAGTCCAGGCTTATCTAATGGCACCATAGCACACTTTGTTCAACAGCATAGTGTAATGGCAAACAAAGGTGAATACCAAGTAAAGAAGTTTGCTGGAAAACTTAAACAGATTGCTTCTATTCTTACAGGCATTCCTGTTGACAAGTTTGAAAACCAGGAGTTTAAAAAAGAAAACCTGGGAGAAGAATGGGAGTCTGTTTTTATCCTACAAACAGGAGAAGGTATTGATAACGCACTGGGTCCATTCAAGAATGTTGAGACAGCACAACACTTTTTAAAGTTAGCTGGACTGGAACATCATCCTAATGTTTCAAACGATGTAATGGTACGTCACATGACCGTAAGGGAAATGCTCCAGAAACTGGGTACTGAGGCCATGCGCAACGGTCTTCATAATAACGTTTGGGTAAATGCACTTTTTGCTGACTATAGAGCTCCCAAGATGAGTGAAGACTTTCCAAGCAAATGGCTGATAACTGACGTGCGTTTTGAGAACGAGGCTGAGGCTATCAAAGAACGCGGCGGAATCCTGGTGCGCATCAAGCGCAGCTCTTCAGAGTCATCCGGATCACATCCATCAGAGACTGCACTGGACCACTACAAGTTTGACTACACCATTGACAACAATGGCAGCATGGTTGACCTGGTGGCAGCAGTGCGTTCTTTCCTTGAAGCGTATGATATCATCAGCTCAGATACTTATGCTGACTAAAACGAAAAGCCCCCTGGAGAGGGGGCCTTTCTGAACAGAAGAAGAAACCAACTAAACTATGAAGTATAGCTGTGCGTTTATGATGTAAGAGATTTAAGCATCTCGATCATGTCAGGGTGTGGGTATAGGTCCATCTTGTCAGAACGTACACTATTGTGTGTGAAAACACCAGGCTCTCCTTTGAGTGCGCGGGTAGTCACACCCCAGATGTCTTCATGGTAATCCAAAGGAATCTTATAGAATTCTCCCCAGTAAAGTAATAGCTCTTTGACACTTTGGATCTGTGCCTCTGTGTAAGAATGCCAGTATGTGTATCCTTTAAAAGGCTCATCCAGCTCAGTGACCTGATCAGCAGGTACAACTGTGTTGACGTAGTTATAGAACTTGTCACCTTTTTTAGTGAGCGGTCCCCAGTTGCAGACTTCAATACCTATTGAGATCTGGTCCAACTGTTTGTAAGGAACTTTGTTTTTGGTAAAAACTGCTTGCTTAAGACCAAGGTGGTAAGACCAGTGCTTAGAGCTGAAGCCACGGACGATCTGTCCATCTACGCAACCTTTTCCTTTACCAGAAATAGCCACACAGGTACCAACACGTTCCGCATTCGAAGCCCAGTAACTGTATACTTGCTCACCGCTAGGTCCGCCAGCAGTGTGATGAAGGTAGATCTGTACTTTAGGATGCTCTTCCTGGAAGTACTGACTCTCAGGGTAGTTTACATTTTTTGTTTCCATAGGTTTATTTTTTTCTGAAGGATATCTTCCAGTATGTGGATACACCAAACACAGGCACCAGGTCTGTACTGATGCCGGTGTAGATGCCGTAGATCTGATCACGCTTATTCTTATAGAGAAAGCCCGCGTTAAGCTGCGGGGTGAGTTTGGCATTCATAGCAATTCCGCCTCCTATGTATACCTGCCGTCTGGATGGTTCCTGTACTGTCTTAGTGATGACAGGAATCTGGTAGCTGTAATGATATTTTCTCTTAGATAAGGTGTTATACTGCAGTGTATCCGTTATATAGACAAACCCCAGGCTGTCCAGCTTGAGGGTGTCTTGGTAAATGTTTCTAGCGCTGTAGTTGCGGCTTAGCTCCAGGTACTGAAGTTTGAGCTGATGGTAGTCTTTGGAAGGAAGAAACACAGTATCTCCCGGCTGAGGAACAGTATCATGTTTTACACGTGTTACAGTCTTTGTCAGAACATTGTCTACTAGAACATAGGCAGTGTCTACCCGCACCACGTTTTCTTTCTTGATCTTAACTGGCTTACAGCTGGGCGTGCAAGCACGTTGCAACAAGATGATCACCACAAGTACTGCGATGATCCCTGTAAAAAAGACATTGGATTTTGACATTAGACTTCAGGTTCGTTGGTATCTTTCTTCTTGCTCTTTATGGAGAACTTGTCCAGTGAGTCAGCGCCCATCCCTACACAGGTAATGGTCACCACACCGGTCACCAACGCTTCTGCTGGGTCCAGTTCTACAAAGAGGCTTATGATCATTCCCAGGATTAGAAAGAATGCTCCTATGACAGCTATAACAGGTTTTACAGAAACCGCGTCACGCTCATCTTTGAATAGCTCAGCTATCCACTTACGGAACAGTTCAGTCTTTTTCATGGGAATTACAGTTCGTCATCCTCACTAACAGGAACAGGGCCATGCACCTCATCAGGTTTTACGTATGGCTGTGTGTTCTTGGTAATGGAAATTGGTTTTGGCTCAGGTATATTGCCAGAAAAAACAGTGGTCTTTAAAAGGTCCACGTCTTTTTCAAGCTGGTCAATCTTTACCTGGTTGGCACTTTGTGTAGTGAGTAATAGTTTTACGTCAGCACGCATCTCTGATATGTCGCGCCAAAGCAACATACCTACAATACTTAACAGAAGCGGGGCAGCCCACTCCCTCAAGACCGATACAATCTGGTCCTTTGATGTGTTTTTATTCGTCATTGAATGAGAGTATTACAATATGCATCACTCTCACCTCCCTCAATAATAATATACCTAATATTGTTGAGGTGGACAAAAAAAGGTCTACAATGTTTGGGCAGTTCTACAATTTCTTTGCATCTTTGCAATCCACTTTTGAGGAGAGAAATTCCTGACTTTTTACTTGGCTGAGTTCTACAGAATTGGTAAATTATAAAGCAGGCCCCGCCTCAACCCCTGACCTGGAAAGCACACGCTTTGCCAGGTTTTTTTGCCAATATGCTTTGGCAGCAACACTAGTACACTACTTAACTTTTAAATAATTCGCTATGGGTATCTTTGACAAACGTGTCGCGTTCAAGCCTTTTGAGTACCCTGATGTTATCAAATTCAGGGACGCGATCAAGCACAGTCGTTGGGATGTAGAGGAGTTTAACTTTGACTCTGATGCCTTTGACTTCAACCACAAATTAGAGCCTCAGGAAAGAGAGGCTATCAAACGCACATTATTGGCAATCTCACAGATAGAAGTATCTGTAAAAACATTCTGGGCTAAGCTGGGCGACCATCTCCCTAAGCCAGAATTCAATGCAGTAGGTATCACCTTTGCAGAAAATGAAGTGGTCCACTCTGAGGCTTACTCCAAGCTCTTGGAAGTGCTGGGTCTAAATAGCGAGTTTGACATGCTTTTGCAGAACCCGGTGATTGGTGGCCGCGTAGACTACCTGACCAAATACCTCAAGAACTCAGGGGACAATGCCAAGCAAGTATATACCCTGAACCTGGCCTTGTTCTCCATGTTCATTGAGAACGTTTCCCTGTTCTCTCAATTTGCTATTGTCAAGTCTTTTATTGAGAAAAAGAACCTTCTTAAAGAAGTGGACACAGTGATTGAGGCAACAATGAAAGAGGAGATCATCCACGCGCAGCTAGGCATGCATGTAATCAACCTGATCAAAGCAGAATTCCCTGAATGGTTTGATGAGGAGTTTTATGCCAAGATCAACCGTGCTTGCAAAAAAGCTTTTGAAGCTGAGCTGAAGATCATTGACTGGATCTTTGAAGAAGGCGAGATTGAAAGCGTAAGCAAGGAAGCTGTTATTGAGTTTATCAAAAGCAGGTTCAACTCCAGCTTGGAAGCTATTGGTGGTGAGGCCATCTTTGGCATCAACGAGGAGATCCTCCGTGATCTTTACTGGATGGTAGAGGCTATCTATGGCTATGTCCGCAATGACTTCTTCAACACTCAGGGAACTAACTACACTAAGTTTCAAAAATCAATAACAAGTAACGACTTATTCTAACATGGCAAAAATGGACTGGTACACCCCGCTCAGTGAGACCTTTATGGGACGTGGGTATTTTCACAACAACGCAACAATTGAGGATCGCATCCAGGCAATCGCTGACCTGGTCGGTAATACCTTTAAAGATGAAGACCTGCGCGCAAAGGTCAGATACTACATTGAGCAAGGGTATTATGTACTCCCTTCTCCAGTGTGGTCTAACGCAGGCACCGGCAGAGGATCTGGCATCTCCTGCTTTAATAGCCATATTTCTGACAGCATTGAGTCTATTATCAGGGCCAATGCTGAAGTAGGTATGCTATGCAAAATTGGTGGCGGGACCTCCGGCTACTTTGGTGACTTACGCCCCGCAGGCTCTCCTATCTCTACAGGTGGTGAGACTTACGGTGCTGTTCACTTTATGCAAATGTTTGACACTACCAAAAACGTTATCTCCCAAGGTAACGTAAGACGTGGTGAGTTTGCAGCTTATCTTGATATCACACATGGTGATGTCAAGGACTTTTTACGTATCAATGGTGAGGGACACAAACTACAGCGTTTCCCATTCGGTGTATGTGTTCCTGACCAATGGTTACAAGAAATGAAAGACGGAGATGTTGAGAAGCGTGAGCTATGGGCTATGGTCCTTGACTCACGTAACCGTACAGGTTTCCCTTACATTTTCTTTACTGACAACGTGAATAACGCAACAGTAGATGTGTACAAGGAAACTGGTGCCCGCATCAATTCATCCAATATGTGTACAGAGATCCTGCTTCCTTCTACAGAGGAGGAGTCATTTGTCTGTGACCTGGTTGGAATGAATCTGGTGAAGTTTGACGAATGGAAAGACACAGATGCTGTACGCGTTGCTGTGTACATTGCAGATGCTGTTCTACAGGAGTTTATTGACAACTACCGTGATACTGCATTTATTGGTAGAGCTATCCGTTTTGCTGAACGTCACCGCGCTATTGGTATTGGTGCTTCAGGATATCACTCTTACTTACAAAGCAAGATGATCGCCTTTGAAAGTATCCAGGCAAAAAGCGTTAACATTTTGATTTTCAAGACTATCCAGGATCAAGCCTGGGCAGCATCAAAAGAAATGGCTGAGCGTTTTGGTGAGCCTGAGGTTCTCAAAGGATATGGCAGACGTCATACGACTCTTACAGCAGTAGCCCCTAACACGTCTTCCTCGTTCATCATGGGTCAGCAGTCACAATCTGTGGAGCCTTACACTTCTAACTATTACATCAAGAAGACAGCTAAGGTGAAGCATACGGTGAAGAACCCTTACCTGGAGAAGCTCCTTGAGGAAAAAGGCAAGAACACCATGCAGGTGTGGCAGTCCATCCTGGAGCGTGCCGGTTCAGTGCAGCACCTGGATTTCTTGAGCGATGAGGAGAAACTTGTCTTCAGGACCTTTATTGAGATTTCTCAGAGAGAGATTATCCTGCAGGCTGCCTCCCGTCAAAAGTATATTGACCAGGGACAGAGTCTGAATCTGATGATCCATCCATCTACTCCTACCAGAGATGTGAACAAACTGATCCTGGAGGCACATGAGATGGGTGTGAAGACCCTTTATTACCAATTGGGACAAAATGCAGCCCAGGAATTCGCGCGCGATATTCTCAGCTGCGAAAGTTGTGCAGGTTAAACAGCACAGAGTAAATACAACGCAGGCGTTTAAGGTCGCATCACGCGGCCTTAGACCCACCTGCAAAAACCAATTTTTAAAAACTAACCACAATGAGAGAACTATTTGACTTTCTCGTCAAAAACAGCGTCAGCCCTAATGGCTTTTTGGTTCTTCATTCTACCTATTACTCTTACATGTATCCTAATTACATCAACTTCCGCCATGAACAATACCGGCTGGAGATGACTGGTCACCTTAAGGAAGAAAAGAAGGAGGTAGGTAGCATATTTGTCCTCACAGAAAAAGGTTTACACCTGCTGCGTGAAGCGGAGGAGATCCTCATGAAAACCAAACGCGCTAAAAAGACCAAGATCCCACTAGATGAATGGGAGCCTAACATCAAACGTTTCAATGAAATGTTTCCCAAGGGTAAGAAGGAAGGGACCAATGTCAGTTTCCGCACGAACCCTAAGGAGCTTATGGAACGTTTTGTCTGGTTCTTCAAGGAGTACCCGGATTATACCTGGGACCAGATCTTTGAGGCCACTCAGAAATACGTTGACAGTTTTGACGAGTCTACTGGATATACCTACATGCAGGTATCCAAGTATTTTATCAAGAAGGACGACAAGTTCAGGAGCACAAGCTCCTCTCTTGCTAACATGATTTACAACATGTTAGAAGGAAATGATGAGGAAGTTTCCTCAGGATATCATTACTTTGGTCCATAAATTACCACCATGAACGCAATTTTAATTGACTCAAAACATCGTTCTATCCAGTACATTGACCTGGAGAATGATACAGTAGAGTGTCTTGGTCAAGCCATTGATGAAGAACACATACTTCCCGTGCCTTGTGATGAGGCTTTATTGCAGAAACATTTCCTGATTACAGATGAAGTTCCTTACCTAAAAGAAGAACAAACTGTATATGGCGCTTTTACAGTCAAAGGATTTGATGCAAAAGATTATGTTTATAACAAAGCCATAATTGTAGGACCTCCCACCAATGGACGCTTCACGGACTGCACCCTTCCTTTAGAAGCTCTTTCTGACCGGATTCAGTTTGAAACAGAGCATAACGCCAAGGAATATCACCGCATTGCCAGAACGTTAGACATGTCCAGATGGGATATTAAGTTGTAGATGAAAAACACAGTTGAACTATTGGGCTTTTATGGCTCAGATGAAACGCATGCACAGTCTGCGTGGACATCAACCTCCAGGGATCTTACGGAGGAAAAAAAAGAAAGGATCCCAAAGCTTTTGACAATGCTTGCAAGCGAAGGACATCATACACCTTTTGAAAAGTCCAGCTTGCATTTCCTGGTAACAGTAGACCAGGCCACACATATTCACCTGCTGAAGCACCGTGTTGGTGTTTCCATCAATGGTGAATCAGCTCGCTACAAAGAATTAAAAGAAGACAAGTTCATTGTTCCTTATGACTGGAATGTTGTTCCTACTAGACTTGGTTTAGTAAAACAGCAAGTAGGTTATAAAAAAGAAGATGAACCAACCTGGAAAGATATCTTAGAGGAGTATGTGACTGCCGGTAACTGGTTGTATCATGAATGCCTAGCAGACCTGACTCCTGTACTGGGACGCAAGCGTGCTAAAGAATCAGCCAGGTTCTTTAAGACCATGAATTCTCAGATTACCATGGACGTGATGTTCAACTGGAGAAGCTTTATGCATTTCATGCATCTTCGTAATGATGAGCATGCACAGAAAGAAGTCATGCATGTGGCTCAGGAGATGCTTAGACTGGTAAGAACCATCCCAGGTGATCCATTCAAGCACAGCCTGGAGGCATTTGGATACTAAAACAAAAAAGGGGCTACGTTAAACGTAGCCCCTTTTCTTTGTCAATCTATCACTTTCCAGACTCTCTGGTGTCACAAATATATGAAGAATTGGTGACAATGCTAAATTTCTTAGCACAGAATTTTCTAAGAAAGCATGTATTGCTCTGCGTTGTGTGTACTGTCGTCATCCAGACGCATAAGTTCCAGGATCTCTGGCTTTACATGGTCCGGGTGTACCCACCAGTCTTCATATGGACTCTTGCTGTCAGGAGAAATGTTTGGTGCTACCAGTATATAACCCCTGGCTTTAAGGAACTTCCTAGACTTTTCTCTGAAAGACTTAGTCAGGTCAGCGTAGTAATCATGCTCAAAAGTGATCACCCCAAAGCTGCACTGGTCAAACGGGATCTTTGTAAGGATCTCATAGGTAACTGAAGGTGGTTCACAATCCAGCTGCAGGTAATCAATGTGACCTTTGAACAGTCTCTTGTAGTCAAGATCCAGGGCGTTTGCGTGGATAATGCGGTTCTTGCGGTGTTGCTTGAACTTCTCTACTTCATGCTCCAGGATCTCTACAGAGGTACCTTTCCATCCCAGTTTTTCCAGCAGTGCAGTGTTGGATCCCTTGAATGGATCAGCTGCTCCAAACTCAAAGTAGGTACCATTGGTCTTACCGTCTAGCATAGAAAGCACAAATAGATCCTGGTAAGTCTGGCTGTAGTTCTCATCAATGTTCTCAGAACCTGGGAACTTATGGCGGAGTTTGGAGTGATAAGCTTTTACATATCTCAGGAAAGGATCTGGTCCTGATCCCAGGCTGGTGATGTTTGCCTGTATAGCCTTGTGATATTTTTCAGGAACCATCTTGATGTTATCTGCCAGCAGGTGTAACAGTTCGCGAGACTCTTTCCCTTTCCCTATCCACCAGGCAGCCACTGCTTTTTGAAAGATAGCTCCGGCGTTGGAGTATTCAATATGCTTAGAATGGATAACAGCTGAGCTGTTAAAAGCTACAGCGCTGCAAGCATGAGCGTATGATTTTGACCAGTCACCAATTCTCTCATAATATTCTGCCAGGCAAAGGTGTGCTTCCGGACGGTGAGGCTGATACGCCACTGCGTTTTGCCACAAGCCTCCTTCAGTTGTTTGTCTACGGCCAAGTTTTGAAAGACATTTAGCTACCATGATCAGTGACTCATAGACCTTAGCCTCAATGTCACCAAACTCTGCTGCACGCAGGTAGAATGACATAGCTGATGCATAATGACCTTCCTTGTAATAGTATTCCCCAAGACGGAAGTTGTTTTCCCCATCAAAAGGACTATCTACAATGTCTAAAATAAGGCTTGGTGTAGATGAACTTAGACGTTCTTTAGACGAACTTTTAGACATTTCAGCTGGTAAAAAACCCGTAAGTTCTTGAAACACAGACTCTGGCAGTTTAACTATGAATGCAGTAGAATCCTGGAAACCAAATGGAATGATGAAGTTTCCGTCTACATAGGTCATTCCACAAGAAAATTCAATCTGGCCTGTCATAAACTTGAACTCCTGGGAGTAGTTTACAATGTTCCAGTCTTTATCCCAGACAATGAAACGATGATAGTACTGTGCGTCTTTCTTACCCTGCTCTGAGTTATACAGATCCACTTCATGAGTCAGTGCTACATAGTGGTCTTTGTAAGGGATCACCTGGGATCCTCCGCGTATATCGCGTGGAAACTTGACAGACTGTTCTGCCAGATGAATGGTTTCAGTTTGATCTGTTCCTGGTATTACGCGCACTACTTCAGTAGGGCTGGTCCATTTCACATACGTGTAGGGCTGATCTACAACTGGCATCCAGTTCTTTTCACAATAGCTCTCAGAAGGCGGTTGAAGTCTACGGCGGGAGATCTCCTTGGCAGCAAACACCTCACTGATCTCTATTCGTCCTTCACCGTTAGTGGTAGTATCCCTTCTTACACCAGACAAGCAAAGGTGGTTACCCCAGTGTACCAGGCGTGCATCTTCCAGGCCAATGAATTCCCAGAGGGGTTCAACATCCAGGTCTGAAGTGTTTACTTTTTGGTGAAAGTTTACAGCAAGCGTATTGCTGTCGAGCTCGCACAGATAATTGGTTGTGCGGAGTGTGACATCATCTTCTGGGTTTAGATACGCCAGAGGGCCCCAAATGGTCTGATACTGCTGTTTTCCTTCGCTGTGGTACAGTGCGTATTGTACATGGCGCATGTTAAGCAGGAGCTTCTTGCTTTCAGGGTAGTAGAGAATACTGGGATTAGTAAGGCCCAGACCAGCAGAATCACTGGCAGGGATTGTCAGAAAGTTGACAGACCCGCCATTATCAAGGGCGAGCTTGCACAGGTTGTTCATAAGAAAGTGTTGGTTTAAATATTTTTAGGCTGGTTGCGTCCAACTAGGAGGCAATGTTTGCACAACAGGTGTAATCTGAAGATTGATATTCTCTAGCAAACGTGCTGTCATAGCATCAACGTCCAGGTTTTGTTCTAACCATGCGGTCACCTGGTCTGGTGTCAATTCTTCAAAAGGAGTAAATGACGCAGGATCTGGATCACCGATAAAGGTGCAACCGTATTCTTCTGCAATATAAGTTTTACCATTGTTAACTTCAGTGCCCTGAAATCTCCAGTGCACATTGGTTACCACGTTTGTCAAATTATTGTCCTGAACCTTGCAGTCCATGGCTGAAATCACCCAATTAGTTTGCATTGTCTTCTTTTTTAGTCACCTCAGGTTTTAATACTGGAGGCTGTGGTTGTAGTACTTGAAGGGCACCAAGGACTGTGGATACATCCTGTAAAGAGTAAGCGCCTTTTGTGGTTGCTACGTTGATCGCGTCAACTAGGATCTGGTAAGCTTGTTCTGGGGTTAGTTGGTTCATAAGGTATTGATTTTAATGTTCATACAAATATACAATTATTCTCCTTTCAAAGCTTGCAACTCTGCATACACTGCAAGAAGTTCTGCTTCTTTTTGAGCAATAAGTTCTTCAGGGGTGGGTCCGTCTACTTGAGAATAACGAACTTCTACTAATCCATTTTCATCATAAATTTCTTCTCTAATTTGTGGCATAATTTTACGCTTTAAGCATTAGTACATTAGGTACAACAGATGAACCAGGTGTAGCTACTCCAAACGGATTTGGGGCAGAACCTAATACAGCAGTAGTATAATAATTAACATAAAAATTTGTTGCAAGAAGTGCTCTAATTGGTATAACACTACCATTATTTAAATAAGATATGCTAGGACTTGTTGAGCCAAAGTGTACACCTAACCAATAAGTAGTTCCTGCTACAAAATCAAATGTTGTATTTACAATCTTCATTCCTATTGTTGAACCGTCTATAGTTGTACTCTCAAACAGTTTTCTATCAGGTTTTCCATTTAGATCAGAATACATTATTATTCTAAAAGTAGCTCCTAAAACTGTACCGGGCACATTAATAACAAAATTTGATATTGTAAAACTTTGAGCAGGAATAAAAGGTGCTACTATTATTCGATTTGTAGTTACTGTTCCTGAGGCAGGCGCCAAAGCATTTACTGCTAGACTTGTAGCTTCACTCGATGAAAGAGGTAAAACAGCATGAACGCCAGGTAACCCTCCTGATCCACTTTGTATATTTTTACCAGCTATTTTTTTCATAGTATTAAAGTTCTATCCAAATATTGTCTGGGTCAAATCTAAACACAACTACGTCTGTGTTGTCATAGATATTATGACCAATAAGTCTTACGTACTCTCCCGTGCCAGAAGGTGCTGTTTCAGTTACATTTCCTGCTGTTGTAGAGATATATAAAGGAGCTCCTGGAGTTGAGGTTCCAAGTTGCCCATGGTATGTTGTAGATACTTGTCCTTCTAGTAATACAGATAACTCTCCTGCGTTTGCTCCGACCTGACTTAAACAAATGCCCAGTAATAATGCTGAGTTGGTAGTTGTAGCATCAGCTGGTTCCCAAGTGTTGTTACCCCTCAATGCAATCAACATACCTGGAAATAAATTTGAGCTACCTGCTGTTTGTTGAGTTAAAACATCACCATTGTATCTTACATCTGCCCAACCGTCAAGAGTTGTTCCGTTGTTGACAGAAGTTACTCCTTCATCATTGATAGCTGTAGTAGCTGTAATATTTTCACCCCCCGCAAAAAATGTATTTATACCATTCCAATAGAATTTACCACTAGTTGCAGCAATATAAGATGACACGTAAGCATTACCGTCAACATGGAATGTAGTTGAAGGAGCAGTTGTTCCTATACCTACATATCCATCTGCAGTAATTCTCATTCTTTCAGTAGGAACGTTCCATCCACCTGAATAACTCTGTGCTCCAAAAATGATAGCACTTTGTTTTGCCAAAGCACCTGCAGATGCAGAGTTTTGATTCTCAAACCATATACCAGCAGTTACACTAGATGCAGAAATGTCTCTGTACGAGTTGTTGAATATACCACCACCAATAAATGTACCTGAAGTAGAGTCAAGGTTGCTAACAATAATAGAAGGAGTATCTACAATATTATTGTTTGCACTGGATTTTTTAAGATGAAATAAAGTAGAAGGACTAGTTGTACCTAAACCTATGCTTCCACCAGATGTTACTGTAAGCCTAGTATTTCCATTAGTTCCTAGGTGTATAGGTTCAGCATTGTAGGTAAACAGGTAATTAGCACCATCAGACCATCTACCAACTATTAATCCTGCTGCAGCGGTAGATCCTGTATCTCCATTTGTTAAATGTACAATTGCAGCGTCAGAACCTGATGCACTTATATGGAATACCTTGCCTGAAGTATTTAAAGTAGGTGACATTATTCCAAGACCTAGGTTACCGTTACCAGTTAAAACCATAGTGTCTTTCATGGTGTAGGAACCACCATTGTTATTAAAGGATTGGAATTTTAGTCCACCAGCGTATGTCTGATAACCTGAGTCATTGTACCCATATATTGTTCCACCAATATCTGAGTTGTTTGTGTTTGATATAAATATTTTCCCTGCTACTGCAAGATTTGCACTGTGGAAGATGCTATAAGATCCAACTCCTACAGCTCCACCAAAATAGGTTAATCCAGAAGTACCTCCATTGATTTGCAAGTATGTTCCAGTATCATTGTAAATAGATCCTCTAAATCTCGCAGCCCCTTCAAAATAGGAGCCGCCATTTGCAGCTGAGTAAAAATAACCAGTTCCAGCAACTTCTAATCCATTGCCATCACCCATAATGAATGTTCCACCACTTGAGTATGGATAATATCTTGCAGCGCCAACCCAGCCATTTACTTCAAGCTGGTAGCCTGGTGTTGTTGTTCCAATACCAAAAAGTCCTGTATCAGTCAGTGTAAGGCGAGTAGCACCAGCTGTAGCATCATCAAAGTAAAAATATCCATTGGTGCCCAAATATGTTCTGTAAGTTCTGGCACCTGTACCTGTGCTTACAAATCCAATTCCTGACTGATAACTACCTGATGGACCAGAAATTTCAACTCTACTACCAGGAGTAGTTGTCCCAATCCCTAAGTTGCCATTAGTAAGACGCATTTTTTCAGAGCTGCCTTCAGCAAAACCAATAGACCCGTCCTCACTGAATATGTTAGCATGGGTAAAGCCTGCTCTGTGTAAAGACAAGTTTACCTTACTTCCTCCAGTAGATCTAAGTTCTAACGTGGCATTGTCCCAGCTTGGTGTACCAGTAATACCTCCTTCAATGGCAACTTTGTTATTGGTATAAACAGTGTTTGTACCTATACCAACGTTAGTACCATTATCAAATATAGAACCTGTACCTAAAGCTGATCCGGATGTCCAGCGAGCTACATAGTTAGTAGAACCTGAGCCAAGAGAAGTCAGATAAGTATTGGAGTCAACAGATCCGTCAGCTTTTAAAAACTGTGATGATGTACCGCCTGACTTAATAAATGAGTTGGCTGTAAGAGAAGTACCAACAGTTACTCCTCCATAAAACCCAACAGTTAAATAATCAACTCCAGCATAACCTTTGACTGTAAAGTTGGCGTTATACAATGTAAGCTGACCGCTACTGTTTAAGTTAACAGCAACGGATGACGGTTGTTGTAAATGAATGTAGGTGTTCCCATAGTCAGTTATGTAAAATGAACCAAACTGTGTTCCATTCCAACCTATTGTTCCATATTTGGTAGCACTTTCATAAATCCTGGAATTACCTGCTACGTCAAGTCGTAAACCAGCACCAGGTGATGTAGTACCTATACCAAGAGCTGTTCCATTATCATAAGCAACACTGTTGCCTAAAGTGCTTGTACCTGTCCATTTTGCCAGATAGTTAGTAGTTCCAGTTCCAGGAAGACCGTAAGGTCCCTGCACACCTTGTACCCCTTGAGCACCAGTTGTTCCTGTAATACCTTGTATTCCAGTTGTTCCTTGTGATCCAATAGCTCCAGTCGTACCTTGAATACCCTGAATGCCCGTAGCACCAGTTGCACCAGTTATACCTTGCGCGCCAGTAGAACCTGTAGCTCCCTGACTTCCGGTAGTACCAGTTGTACCTTGACTTCCAACAGCACCTTGGGCACCAGTTGAACCTATTGCTCCTTGTGATCCTGTGGCACCCGTAAAACCAGTACTTCCCTGTGCACCAATAGCTCCTTGAGAACCTATTGCACCTTGTATGCCAGTAAGTCCCTGAGAACCTACCGCACCTTGACTGCCGGTTGCTCCTTGAGATCCAGTGCTACCTTGAGATCCAGTTGCACCAATAATACCCTGTATTCCCTGTATTCCCTGAGCTCCTGTATTTCCAGTTGCTCCTGTAGAACCTTGGGACCCGGTGAGACCAGTTGATCCCTGAGCGCCCGTTGCACCCTGAGACCCTGTTGATCCAGTAGAACCCTGAGAGCCAGTAGCGCCAATGGCACCCTGACTTCCTATAGTTCCCTGCGTACCCTGGAGGCCTTGGATTCCCTGAACACCCTGAGAACCTGTGGCTCCCTGAGAGCCGGTTATTCCCTGAATGCCTTGTGAGCCAACACTACCCTGGATACCAGTAATTCCTTGAATGCCTTGAGCACCCACAGATCCCTGGGCTCCAGTATTACCAGTAGTACCCTGAGATCCTGTCAGACCGATAGCACCTTGGCTACCTGTTGTGCCTTGAGCACCGGTAGAACCAGTTGCGCCCTGACTACCAGTAACACCAGTTTGTCCTTGGGTACCAGTAATACCCTGGATGCCTTGAATTCCTTGGAGACCTTGCACCCCGGTGATACCTTGTATTCCTTGAATGCCTTGGGATCCTGTGATACCTTGAACACCTTGTATTCCTTGTGGACCCGTAATGTTTCCTACGTCATCCCATTCAGCACCATCCCAGACCCATAAGTGTCCAGTGTCTGTTGTTATATAGCCGTCACCAATGTTCCCAGAATATGAATTAGGATATCCTGGAAGACTGGTACTTGTACTTACGCTTCCAATAAGTGTCACAGATTTACCTGAAGTACCCTGTGAACCTGTTGTTCCTTGTAAACCCTGAACTCCCTGCAATCCTTGCAGACCTTGGATACCCTGTATCCCTTGATCTCCGGTTACTCCAGTAGTTCCTTGGGTTCCTTGTAAACCATTAGTACCAGCAGTTCCCTGAAGACCTGTTGTACCCTGGCTTCCAGTAGCTCCTGTGGCGCCTTGTGATCCAGTATTACCAACTGATCCCTGAGAACCAGTAATGCCTTGTGTTCCCTGGCTGCCGGTTATACCCTGCTGACCAGTTGTTCCCTGGAAACCAGTATTTCCCTGAACACCTTGGATACCTTGAGCGCCTTGCGTTCCGGTGGTTCCTTGCTGTCCTGTAGTTCCCTGTGCCCCAGTGGTCCCCTGTAATCCAGTGATCCCTTGAGTTCCCTGAGCACCGGTAAGTCCTGTGGCACCTTGCATACCAATAGCACCTTGTGCACCTGTGCTTCCAGTAATACCCTGACTACCGGTTTGACCAGTAGATCCTTGAGCTCCTGTTTGCCCTTGTGCGCCAGTGGTACCTTGTGAACCAGTAATCCCCTGAAGACCCTCAGCACCCTGTATACCAGTGATACCTTGTGTACCCTGAACGCCCTGGATTCCCTGAAGTCCTTCAAGTCCTTGAATTCCCTGAGTTCCTTGAACGCCCTGAAGACCATCGGTTCCTTGAGCGCCAGTGGTTCCTTGAGCGCCAGTCTGGCCAGTAGTACCTTGTGTTCCTACAGCACCTTGTGCTCCCGTAGATCCAGTTATACCCTGGGATCCTGTAGCACCTGTCAGACCCTGAATACCATTAGTACCCTGTGCGCCTGTTGAGCCGGTGTAACCTTGGATACCTTCAGTTCCTTGTACTCCTTGCAGTCCCTGGATACCCTGTGTTCCTTGCGAACCTTGAGTTCCAGTGGTACCTTGCAGTCCCTGTAAACCTTGTATGCCCTGAGCACCTGTCGTACCCTGAGGACCGGTAGTTGCCTGAGCATAAGTTATCTCATTTGTGAGAGGATTGTAAAATACATTGTAAGGTGTAGCCTGAACATTTAGCGGCTCAATTGCAGTGTCTATGATGAGAAATCCACCAGAATAAATAGCAGTACCATTTATGAATCCTGCCAGCTTGAGCTTAAGTAAACTTTTTTGAAGCTTTTCAATGCCGCTAAATACAGTGTCAGTTGCTGTTACAATTACAGCAGGACCTGTAGAGTTAAAATTGTCAAGCGGACGATCCAGTACAAGATCCTTTTCTGTACCTGTTGCATGTAAGACTTTAGTATAACCATTACGCAGGTACACCTTTGCAAAGCCTGCTAAAGGTGACGCTGGTGTCTGATTAATCAGAGGTAATTCAATAGGTACTAGGTTCTTGCTCATCTAAGTAAAGTGAAGGAGATGAGGCCTGTAGGCTCTCTCTTATAATTTACAAAAAATCTGGGAGAAGACCTTGAGTCTGAAGCGGATTATTGGTTCCGCTTCAGCTGGTCAATTCTGTTATTAGGATCTAGTAGGTCACGGAAGTTCTTGATACCTGTAAGATCCACTAGGTCTTTTACAATTTTTGCATCACCTTTTTCATAGGCTCCAGATTTGCGCGCATAAAACGCGTCTTTCCAGATATCCTGGTAATACTCGCTGTCATAACCTGGATCAGGTTCATCACCACCATTCATTGCCATGGCAAGCGTATAGTTCCAGGAATGCGAAAGTAATTTCTGTGCAGCTGTAAACTCTCGTACAAGTGGAACAGCGGTTGTAAAGTTGCGGATGTATTCTTGGGATCCTCCCCCTACAGGGAACATGGAGGTGGTCTCCCCTTTCACACCCCATAGGATACGGATGGCATTACCTTCCAGTACGCCCAGTTCTTCATCATCATCGTCTTTTCCTCTGACATAAGCCAGTGCCATCATGCCCATCATGGTAAGAACAGCCATGGCAATTGCATCACGGCGTGCCTGAGAAACCTTGCGGGTATAGAAATCACCCATTTGGTTCTTGTTGAACTTACTCATCATCTTGGATCCCATAAGCATGTGTTGTGCTACCTGGCCAGGACCATAGTATTTCACAGCCTGAGCTACTGCTCTCCAGTAACCCATAGCTACTTCAGCTGCCTCCCAGTTAGGACGCATATAACCAAAACGGTTTACAAGCTGAGGTATCAGGTATTTACGGAAGAAGAATACCATCTTACCAAAGATTGTTTGTTCAAAGGCTGTCATGTCACTCTTGGCGTAGTTACCCTGAGCTCTCCTCATTTCTGAGTAGATGATGTTTCTGATACGATTTTCATCATCCTCTGTGTATTCTACATCAGCACGTCTGGCAAGTTCACCTTTAGTGTTCTTGTAGTAGATCTCATGTACAGGAACTGTCACATCGTTTCCTTTGTCGTCTTTCTTGTACACCTTGTCTCCATTGGTATCAATTTCAAATACTCTGAAGCGTCTGTGATTCATCACAGAATACATTACCGTAAGCGCAATCTCTGTATCTCCCTTGTCCTGGAGCATAAAACCTAGTTCCTGGATAGAGGTCATTTTACTGGCAGCCTGACGTTTTTTACCTCCTGCAATTTCCTGTGTATACTGCAAGAAGTCTTTCTGTGCAGGATTAAAGAAACGGTACAACATGGTAGTGTCACTAACATCACTCAGGCGTCCCCAGTCTTTAAAGTAGTTAGAAAGGAATCCATTAGGACCATAGATCTTTTTCTTAGCCCACATATAATCAGCACGTGTATACTGATCAGAAGCAAGACCACCGGCAGCAATAAATGCCTGCACGTTACCAGACACGTAGTTCTTAGCCTGGTTAGCCACGTCAAATCCAATACGGATAAAAGAGGTATAGGCAAAGAATGCATTCACACGTTTGGTTAACACCTTGTTGGCCACGTTAGGATCTTCTGTGGCACCTTCAACAAACTTTCTGCGTTCAAACTTGAGGATACTAATTACCTCATCAAGTTGCTTGAGTCGCAAGTTCATGTCTACTACAGTCTTAGCACCGGTCACAGGATCTGTCTTCTGGTAAACCTGGTTATTCTTAAGATCCTTGGCCATGTTACCACGGATATATTCCAGGTGTTCAATGAATGCATCAGCTTTAGGAGCTGCTTCCTGCATAGCAATGTTGAAATGTGCTTCCGTAGCGTACTTGATAATGGCTCCTACTGCATCTTTACTCTGAAGGCTTGGGTCCAGCTGCTCGCTAAAGCGGTGACGGATCTTCCCTCCTAGCTCACCAAAGGTGTTTTCTACGCGGTCAATCTTACCTTCACGGCGTACTGACTGATCAAGGAACTTTTCCCACTCACCTTTAATAGCACCGTTGAGTCCTTTGCGTGCAATGTTTTCCATAGCACTTGCAGCAATACCAGGCATCTGATAACCCAGTTTACGTCCTTCCACCTTTTTCTGAAGGTCAAAGAACATACCCATCATGTCGTTATAGAAGCTGAATACCTCAGCATCCTTCATCATTTCCTTGTACTTCTGGTTGACATTAGGTGAAGTCTCAAATCCTGGACGGATCACATAGTGTCCCTGACTGTTGGTTATGATTGCCTTTGGCATTGGAATACCATCAGGAGACTTTTGGAACTCAGGATTATAAGCTGATTCCTTGAGTCGTTTGATCTTGTACTTAGGATGCGGAACCGTTTCCATGTACTGATCACGCACTGCATCACTAGGTACATTCTCGTAGTTGAAAAGCTTAGGATCTTTTTCACTAGCTGGATTCCAGCCAGTTAGAATGCTTTTGTATTTATTATTGTGGAACTTGTTGTACCACTCTGCAAATTCTTTTTCGTAGGTAGCAAATGCTGCTGTAGCAAACTGCTCTGCTGCTACTGCCTCATCAATTGCTTTCTGATCACCGGTGGTCTCAGCTTTAGCAGCTGCACTCTGAGCGTCAATCATCTCGCGGTAAGCACGCTGAAGTGCTTTATGCTTAGAGTTGAACGTGTCAAGATATGCCTGGCTGATCTCTTTTTTCTTAAGTTTGTTGAGCTCCTGAGAAATGCGTTTAATCGCCTCAATCTCATCTGGTGAAAAGTCTAGCTTAGGACGTGGTTTAGGATTCTCTCCTTGACCCATCAGTTCTTCCAGCTCTGCTTCAATCTCATCCAAACGGCGGATCTCTTCATCATTTAAGAATTGTGGTTGCAAACGTCCACCATCTTTGTGAGGAGCAAGAATACTTCTACGTTCTTCCATTAGCTCAGAGATCTCAGGATCACTGCCAAAGAACATAGCGCGCTCTTCATAAAGCTGATTAAGTTCTTCATACCAAGAAAGTGACTGAAGGTCTTTACGTAACACTACCTGTTCTTCAGCACCTTCTTCATTATACAATGGAGCAATCTTTACACTGGCACCTCTGTCTTCCAATACAAAGTACAGGTTGCCATTATAGAATACGTTTTGTCCGCGCTCCAGGTTCTCTGGTAGTTCAGGACGCTTAGTTGGGCGTACCACTTCATTGTCGCGCTTCCACTGCTCCCACTTGTCTGGGAACTCTACCTGGAAACGGTCCTTGGCATTATTACGCATACGCTCATAGAACGCAAAGTTGGTGTCAAACTCATAGAGCTCGTTCATCTGGTCAATGTAACGCGCGTAGTCAGGATTTAGTTCTTTGGCTTTTTTGCGAAGCACGCGGATCTCATCCTCAATTTCTTTCAGGCGCTCAAAGTCTTCTTCTGAGAGAAGTACTTCATTACCTTTTCCTACCTGGTAAGTGATGGTCTCCATCTCCAGGTATTTTAACTGCAGCTCATCGCGGATCTCCTCCGGCATTCCCAGCTGAAGCTTATAGAAGCGCTCATCATAAGGAAGCTGACAGTTGTCAAGCATCCACTGGATGTACTCTTGGTTCTTGTCCTGCTTTTGTTTTATCAGGTCAAGATACTTTTGTTCTGCTGCCGGTCCTTCTGGTGTGCCAAACTTTTCATTACGTTCAGCCTTGGCAGTGGCAATAGCAATCTCAAGTTGTTTGCGTGCAATGCTGAATCCTCTCCAGGTGTTTTCATACTCCTGGCTGAATGGTTTAGCGTAGTACATCAAAGACTTCTCAATGATATCACCAGTATTGCGGTCAATGGTCTGAATAGTACGCTCCTCAGAAATCTTGTCGTTTAACTGCTCCAGGCTCATACGTTTGAGCAATGCATCACGTTTCTTGTCAAAGTCCTGTGCAGCAAAAGAATTCTGGATATTAAGTACAGCTTTAGCCTGGGCGTTCTTAAGCATTTGGGTAAATGCTGAGATCCCCAGTTCTGCATTAGACGCACTTGCCACAACACGGTTTAGTAGTGGAAGACTGTTGAGCATGCTGTCCGGGTTGAACACATTAGAGTTTCCAATGTACATGTCACTGCTAGGATCTGTGATCCCGCTGATGTAGCGCTCCAAGGCTTCATCTGAAAAGTTAAGCCCTCCTTCTAAGAGTGCTCTGGTCTTATCAATCTCACGCTGGATCTGCTCCATCTGCGTCATAGCCAGCCCACCTTCTTCTCCGTACTGCTCTGCAAGCTTACGTTTAAAGTTCTTGTCTATAAAGGATAAAGCCATCCCTTTAAGTGAACGAACTACAGGTGCATTAGAGCCCTCTAGTTTTTTCATCTTTTCTTCCAGGTGCTTGATCTTGGTCTCCAAAATCTCACGACCTTCTTTAGTAATAGCCTTAAAGGTTTCTTCACCTGGTGTTTTGAGTACCTGTACTGCATCATATAAAGTAATGCGGGCAAAGTTGGAAGTGATCTCATTTTGCGCAAAGTCAATTTCAGTCAAACGCTTGCGGGTTTCAGACTCAGGTGCAAGTGGATCTTCTGATATGGCGTTAGCATCTACAGCAATCTTCTTAAGGACCTGCGCTGTATTAGCTAGTGCTTGCATACGGCGGTAAGCTTCAATAACCTGAACCCCTTCTTTACTAGAGAAACTGGTCCCGTCAAACTTGAATGTCTCCATCGCTGTTCTCACAACATTTCTTAGCTCCTGGAAATCTGTATAAACAGCATCGAGAGCAGCTGAAAAGTTGGTAGAATATGTGAGCATTGGATCATTTCCCTTTACTTTTTCCAGGATATCCTGAAAACGGCGGAGTGTTTCACGTCTGGCAGTAAGGATCTCCAGCAATTGCGGATTGTCATTTTTTTCCTTTTGCTTTCTGATCTCACCCAAAACATTGTTAAGTTCCTGTGCTACAGCATCTTGTAACAGTTTCTTAAGAGAATCGTCTTGCTCCTCAGTAGGTTGAAAATCAAGCGCTTTTACTTCTTTCTTTACTTCTTCCTTCTGGCGCGCACGGCTTTCAGGCGTTGGGATCTCCTGGTCAATAATCTCACGCAGACCTTCAATACGCTTAGTAGCAATGGTAGGTTCTGTTACCCAGAAACCATTGTTGTTTGGTACATCTGCACCGGCAGCATAATTATAAAAGTTGTCCTCATCAAAGATGTGAATAGCATGGCCTACAAACTTCTTCTCCTTGTCCGTCTGGTAAAGCATCGCAAGGATAGACTGATCGCGCACGTCCATTCCGTTTTGCTTTAGAATGTTTTCGTACACTTTCAGCTGCAAGGTCCAGGTGTCATACGTAGTACGCTGGTCACCCTTAAATGCATCAGCAGTCCCTTTTTTGGGATCCACAGGGAAACGTTTTTCTGCAAGGTCAACAAATACTATGTCCTCATTAGGTACAGGCTGTCCTGTAGCAGGATCCTGTTCCATCATGCGGGTTACTTTCTTGGTCTTGAAGTCAAAGATGTTAATGCGTCCCTGGGTGTCAATTAACATAAGGTCCAAACGACCTACCACCATAGTGCCATCCTTGGTGTCACCTGTCACAGTGATTTCTGGCAGGATCATAAACCCGCGGTCATTGTTGATGGACACGTGCTGCGCTATACGCATGGCCATGTCATACATTACATCCTCGTCAAGGTTCTCAATGTAAAAAGGATTCTTCTTTCTGTACTCGTCCAGTTTCTCGTTAAAGAATTCTCTGGTCATCACCTGGTCAATATTTTTGGCAGAGCGTAATGCTTCTACCTGGCCAAGCTCCAAAGCTTCGTGCATGAATGTTCCAAACAACTTGAATGCCTCATACTCTTTAGGGTCACCTTTGAACTCAGAAGAACCAATCAAGTTGGATACTGATACAGTCTTGATTGTAGGTTTACCTTCAGACATCAACTTGATGTTGTTACGCAGAAATTCCTGGTAACGAAGATTCATAGCTTTGAGCGCTTCCAGCGTAGCCTTTTGTTTTGGCTTAGCCCTGAAAAGCATAGTATCCAGGTTGGTCATCTGCTCACGTGCACGCTGAAGTTTGAACGCATCAGAGGAACGTGACAGCTGCTCGTCTTTTTCAAGCACCTTCATGGTGGAGAGAATATTCTTTGCTTCTTCTACTGACGGGATGTTATTCCCGTTCTCAGAGTATGCAGTCATTGCATCTCCTTCTCCCAGCGCTGCGACTAGCGCCTTCCATTCAGGACTGTTAGGGTTTGGACAAGTATTCATAGGTTAAAGGCACTTGATTTTTTCTATTATTTCTTCATTGGTTTTGGTTGCACGTAAGTTTGCTACCATGTCAGCAGCTGCCTGTGCAAAGGCTTTTTTATCCAGACGCTTGGATCCCTGCTCGTACAAGTAACGCAATACTTCTGGCGTAAGGTTTAGATTCTGCAGGTCTGTATCAAGTTGTGATTCAGTCCCACCCATGAGTGCTTTGAGGATATCAGATCCATCCTGTGCGCCATCTGCTTCTGTTACAGGAGCTGGAGCTGCAGGTTTTACTTCAGGAGCTTTTACAGGTTCTGCTTTTACTTCAATACGTTGCTTTCCTGTAACGTAGTCCATGTACTTCTTAGCTTCTGCAGTAGTGTAAGCAAGTGGGCTGATCGTTCCTGAACTAAGTGTTTTTGGAAGAGCTACGTAACGTGCTTTAAATCCAATAGTGTCAAAGTTTCCTCTTTCCACCATTCTATCTACCACGTTCCATTTTTGACCATAAACATCAGCAACATCACTCAAGTAGTAGTACTGTCCATCCACCATAAGAAGCACCGGCCATGCGTACATGTTTTCATCCACATAGCTTGCACCAAAGGAATAGCTAATACCTTTCATTACTTCCTGATTTGCTTCTTTGATGTCAGCAGGAACTGACAAGTCAAATACTAACTGGCCACGGATAGCTTTGCCATCTTCAGTCACAGATGTATAGGAGTATTGCTTACCCATACCTTTAGGAGCAATACCAGTAACTTTGGTCATGAGCTGAGTCATGACATTACGTTTTTCAGAAGCAGTAACTTTCTCATCCCAGTTCATGCTGTTAGAGGCAGGGCCATCTTCAAACTTCACGGATCCTGCTCTTCGTACATTACCACCTTTAACATCATTGACACCAGCATAAGCCATCTGGCGGAACAATTCCTTAAAGAACTCGTACACCTGCTCATTGTTAGTGCCAGCGTTCAAGTACTGGGCAAAACCTTTCATGAGCTGCATTCTGTCTCCTTCTGAGCTAGAAATAATTTCTGAGAACTCTTTGATATAAGAACTAAGTGGTAGCTGCATGTCTGGCGAAAGATTGCGCAGGAATGAACCTTTTTTAAATTGAAGACCAGTCTTCACTAGTTCGTGATAGAATAGTTTCTTCATGAAGAGGTTCTCATAAGCCATCAGCTTGTAAGCGTCATCGTTCACATTTCTTAGGAAGTCTGCGCTTAGTTTGCCTTGTCCAATAATGCGAATAGACTTTTCAGGAAGAACTGATCCATCTGTTGTATAAGCTTTGTTATCTGATTTCTCAGTACGTAGCATTTGCAGGAACTTGTTGTTAGGATATTTTTCCTGCATAGCTTTAAGTTCCTCGTCCAGGTTATTGGTAAACCAGTATTCAGCAGTAAATGCCTGGCGAAGATTTGCATCATCCTGATCTATAATTGCCTGAACGCCTGCAGTTTGTGAATTGCGACTACCAGGGAAAGCTTGCTGATATTTCTGTAACGCTACATAGCTGGTGATGATCTGGGCTACAGACTTAGGATCGTTGAACAAACGTCCAAATGCATTTTTAAGTGGGCGGAAGAATTTGTTTCTTTCCAGGAAGATCTTGCTGGATTGCTCATCCAAATCTTTTACAGCCTCCTGCATAAGTGGCCATATCTGACCTTCACCAAAAATCTTGTCAACGCTTTCTTGTGTAAAGATGCTGCCTGCTGAAAGCTCCTGAATGTTATCCATTAACTTGTCAAAAGCTACAAAACTTGGGTTGAGCTTCTTAAACAAGTTCAGGATAGATCCTGCACGCTGTATAGCCCATGATTGTTGTGCTTGTTGCTGATACATGGCAAGTAATACCATAGCAGCTTCCGCATCAGTAAGCTTGTCTGTTGCTCCTGTCGCCTTATCAGTAATGACACGGATGTCATATCCTATATCAGAAGGAGTAAGCGTATTGCTATTAAGGCGTCCCTCATCAAGAATCTTTGGTGTAAAGTTGATCACCAGTTTGTCCGTAAACATTACTTTGTTCAAACGGCTCTTTTCGCTAATGACATCTTTTTCTTTCAAAGAGTCAATCACCTTGTTATCTTTTTCAAGCTTGCGCATCTGCACCCTTAAAGCCTCTGTAAAGAACATGGCGTTTCTGCTTACTGTTTGAGAGATGGCAAACTGGGTAGCTTGTACATCAGCAATGGCATTCTTAACGCCTGGTAAGAAGTTTAATCCAAGGGCAAACTCAGGCGTAAGTCCAATACCAATCATTGACAGTGTCACACCGCTGTTTACCTCAGTCATGTTCAAGGCTGCAGGAATAGGATCTTTGGCACCATCAGCAAACATCCCCAGGATATTACCAATGAGCTCAATAGTACGCTTACCTTCCTCATTGAGAGCACCAAACTTGGTGTAGCTCTTTTGGGCAAGGGTGTTCTTTTCACCATCGTTGGTCACTGTGTTGAATTTCCAGATCACATTGTCTGCTGAAAGCTCAAGTCCGTATTGGGAAGCCAAAGCCAGAAACTTGTTCTGGTTGGCCGTAATACCAATACCATCTTTGCTGGTAGAGTTGTCTGCTTTAGAAGCAATGATACCATCAATGGTGTAGTGGTTAAATGGACTGGTGTGCTCCTTAATACTCTTACCTCTGAAAGTTTTATAGATCTGTTTGAAGCGTTCAGTAGAAGAACGCTCGTTGATGTAAAGGTGATTGAACACTGCCTCGTTAGAAAGGATTCCTAACTTAGAGGTAAGGTTAGCGTTTTGGAATGCAGGACGTACTGACTTGGCATATGCCGGGTTAGCATTGAAAGCAGTCAGAGTTACAGGAAGTCCATACTCAGCAAGTACCTGGAGTGCAGCTTCTGCTTTTAATGCAGCAAAAGTGAAACTTTTGGCACGGCTCATCTTTTTACCGTACTCATTACGCTCTGCACGTTTTTGAGCAAGCTCTTGGTTATATTCTGCCAC